TTCGATACCTATTCCTCTGATAATGTAATGGCGTGCAGTTTTAGGATCCATTTCTAAAATCTCACCCTCTTTGCGCCATCCAGCACCAGAATAAACATCTTTAATGATTTTAATTTTCATATCGTTTAATTTACAACAAAGATAAAAAAAAAGCGCCACAGTAATTGTAGCGCCCTTTCCTTAACAAACCAAACAAACTATGATTTTTAGAAATCATTCGTTAAATGCAAAGTTATTAAAATATTTTTTGTTTTTGCCTGTGATTGAAACTCTTATTGACTGCATTTGTCCATTATTTTTAAAAATAAACCAGCCATCAAAAAAATCACACCATACAGCAAAGTAGTCAATTTTTTCTTTAGTGTAGTTACGTTTATTATTTTGTAAAGGAATATGTACATTTTTTCTGCGCTCATTCTCTGGGGTTTTAGATGAGGATTTAATCTGTACTCTGAGGAGTCGCTCTCCTGTATCTACTATACAGTCGTATAGAGATGAGTCAATGAGCGGCATAGAAACCTGGTAGTTTCTTTTCATGCACTCTGTAGCGAATAAGTATTCCGCTAAACAGCCTCGCTGATTATTATCCACGAAATCAAAGCTACAAAAAAAACCCTAGACAGTTATTTTAGCCTAGGGTTTGCATCAAATGAAAAACAAAAACAAAAAAAATTACAGCATAAATGCCTCAAAACAAGTGGCGCTGCAAATATCATCACCATAACTAGGGCGGTCGCAAACTCTGCAATAGCCTCCCTCGTAATCATCTGGCGGTGTGTGATCAAAAAATTCCATATTACCTTTTTTTAATTTCGTCTATCCTATCCTGGAACTCCCATATCTTTTCACTAAGATACAAATAATCTGCTGGCTGCATTTTACCAGTTAAATCTCTGATGCTGTCTAAATAAAAATCATATCCATCATCCATTGTTGTATCTCATTAAAGTGAATGATAAAACGAACATTACAAGGGCATCCCATGTAGCTTGGAATCTAATGCCCAGAGAAAATCCCCAGGCAATAAATCCCACTATCAAAACAATCCTTACCCTTTGCTGCAAACTCATAATCTATAAATCGTAATAAATAAAAAGTATTAAATCTAAAAAGGCATACATCGAAACATAAGCCATAACATTAAAAGCTAATGCGCCTAAAATAATCTTAGGTTTTGTTAGCTCTTCTAAAACTTCCCACTCCGTAGAGTTAGTGATTTTGTGTATTAAATTTTTCATATTAAATAGTTTGATTTATTCAAAAGTAATAAAATATTAACATATTGCAAAAATATTTACAGTTTATTTCTATAACGCAAAAAAGGGCAACCGATTAGGGTTACCCTCTTTATCATAATTCTCATTATGCTATTTTAGCTATATCCTCTGCTTATGCAGTTTCTAACGCACTTTTAGCAGTTGAGAAAGTTCCTTGTACAATCGCATTAGGTAGGTAGTTAGTTAAAGCTACTCTCTCCATTGCTCGTACAGTTACAAAATTCTTTTGGAAGTTATCGCTGTCCTCTCTTGAGAACTCAACAGCTAGGTTTTCTCTGATCCAGAGTTGGCTAGACTGGCGTAGGTTTCCTACTAAGAATTTTCCAGCAGTTACAGCAGTATTTACTGTCACAGGGATTCCATTGATTGTTGGCTGTAAACCGCTAAAGATTTGATTTCTCAAGTACTCATTAGCAGTAGATTTCAACAAGATCATTTTATGTAAATCTGTTGGATTCAATAAAATAGTATCCGCCTGGTAGTTAGATAATGCTAGTTGGTTTAAAGCTACAGTTAAAACATCAAACTCATTAGCTGATTCGATAGCTAAAGCGAAATCTCCAGCTGCAAATGCAGTACCATCAGTAAACAATCCATCTAGGTTTGGTGATGATCCATCTCCATTTAAAATTTGGTTATCCTCTACAGAAAGTACTTTCTCTGGTACTCTAGCTGATAGATATGATGTTAATTGCTTAATATCATCTAGCATCTCTCCTGTGATTCTCATGTAAGTACCGATTTTCTCGACATTTACAGTAGATGCAGCTAGATCAAAATCTGATTGTCCAAATGCAGCAGCCTCAGCAGTAGTTCCAGCGTTATCGGTATATGCTGATTCTTTAGGGAAACGAATAGTTTGCCCATCAGTTGATCCTAAAGGTAGTAAAGAGCGAATATGTACTGAGCGGCTAGGATCATATTTGATTTGATCTACGATAGTTTCAGCAGCAATTACTCCTGTAACATCAGCGCCTAAACTCATATCTGCTTTTACTTCAAAGCGAGCAGCGTTAGCGTTTCCTTTTACCATTGCATCGATTGCGCCATCTTTAAGCGCTCCCTCGATAGCTGATTTAAATGATTTAGGAGTAGCTCCAGATGCAGTTTTCTTAGCAGCCATTTCCATTTCATCCATTCTTTTGTTAAGAGCTTCGCTCTTCTCCACATATTGTGAAGTTAAGTTATCAATCTCTGATTTTAGAGATGATTCCATTTCTCCTTTGGCGTTATCTTTCGCCTGGTTAAATGCTTTCTCGATTCTCTCATCAACTATGTTTCCGATTTGATCGAGTTCTTTTTTAATGTTATCCTCCATGATTATTTTTTAAGAGTGTTAAACAAATAGTTATAAATCTCGCTATTATCAGCTTTTACTTCGATCGGCTCAGTGATTTCTATATCCATCGGCTGAGTGACATTAACATAAATTGATTTTAGCTTTAGTATTTCCGCCTCTAAGGCGTATCCCAGATCATCAGAGATTTCTCCCTTTCTGATTAATTGAGCAAGTTTATCATATCGATTGGCTATCTTCTCTGGATCTACATTACCTTTTACATCCATGATCATAGCTTGATCATTAGCTGCTAAGGTAACTGCTGAGATCTCAAATAATTTAACCTCATTGATATGGCGGTATCCATCGGATCCCATTTCTTTTTGGATTGGTAAAATCCCTACAGAGTTTTCAGTGATCACTCCAGCTTTCATTAGTTCTACTACATCTTTTCCTAATTGTGTTTTAGGAATTTGCGCCTCAAACATTAAACCTTTATCATCCTCCTCTAGGTGTACCATTTTACCTAGTGGCTTATCCATATCATGCTGATACAAATATTTGATTCTCTGCCCATTTTCTTGGATTGTTTTTTTGTATGCTCCTTTGTTGATTACATCGCCATCGGAATCTACATTACCAAAAACAGATCCATAACCTTTTACAACTCCAGCGGCAGCATCGGCATCTACCAGCTCGCCTATTTGAGTTGATTTATAAATCATTGTGTTCATATTGCAAATTTAATAATTAAATATTACTTACTGAGAATCCCTCTATTTTACCAGCTGCCTGGGCATCCTCTTTAGGAAATGGTGCTACAGAGCATCGGCAATTAATTACATTTTTAGCACTACCAGCTGGATCTCCAGGATTGAATAATAATTCGCCACCTACTGTAAAGCGTTCTTTAAAATCTACTATTTGCCCATCAGCGGCTCTATGAGCTGGGCGCTCTCTACCATCTATAGCTGTTGTCCACTCTTTTTGTAGGTTTTCCTGTCCAAACATATCAGTAGCACTTTCTAGCGTTGCATAGTTAGCGGCATTAGTTGCCTCAGTTCTAACTAAACGCTCTGCCTGGCTTTTAGAATACTGTGCAAACTTCTGGCGCAATATCCTCCCAGCCTCTCTTTCATTCATAGCCATAAACTCTGGATCAGAGGATAGGCGTTTAAATATGCTTACTAGTGTAGCTTTAGCAGTTCCCTGTACCAGTACCACCCTCTCAGCTGCTATCTGCTGGCTAACTCTAGCAAAGCGCTCCGCCCATATATCCTCATAATCAGATACATCGGTTTGCTTAGAAATTACTTTATCAAAGTTTTTAGAATACCACTTGGCAAACTTTAATCCTATGTTTAAATAGATTTGGCGATATTGATCTGATAGATCCGCCACTCTAAACAAGTTATCAAACCCAGTAGATTTGCCTGTATTTAAAAAGTCCTGGATTGCTTCAGTGTATTCGCTTTCATAGTATTTGCGTACTCTAGCAAATTCTTTGCGCTCTGAGCTTGCTAGTAGCTTATCAAAATTACCTTTCCAGGATTCTTTGGCTTTTTTTATTAGCATTATCCCTCATTTTCTGCTATTCTTTTTGCCCAGGATACCATAGCAGCTCCTCCCCATAGATTGTATGCTACATACCCTTTATCTTTCCAGGGCGTATCTTTAAACTTAGGATCTATTTTAGCATTATCCTCATGGCGTGCTAAAAAGCTATTAACCCTTTTAACAGTGGATAAACTGAGCGCCTCTCTGTTAGCTAACTGCGATGCTCTCTGCCACCCTGTGGGCGTTCCAGCTTGTACCTCATCTCTGCCATATTTCTCACGCCATTCAATCATCCTTCTAGCGTTGTTAGTAGCGCCCTGTGGATAATCTTTGTAGGTTTCCTCTTTTGTTTCTATAGAGTTATAATCTATTGGCTCGTTATATCCAGCCTCTCTCCTTTGTGCTGCATAGAACTCATCCAGGCGATTGTTTTTAGCTGCCTCATACTCAGCGTGAGTAGCAAATGGCATATAAACAGTAGAGCCATTGAATAGGTGTTCGTGGTATCCAGTACCTCCCATCTCTATAGCTCTAGCTTGAGCCTCCTCTATAGTGGTGTATGTATCAACTGTATTAATTACCGCTGATTTAAATAGTTTACTTATATCAAAGTCCAAACTCTTTGGCTCGGCTTCTGGTATAATCTCACCTCCAATAGGTAGTAAATTAGCTGGTACATAGTAATCATTTAAGTTATCATTATCCTCATCTAAACCATAGCTCATAGCGGCACGCTTTTCGTTTGGCGTGATCCACCATGCCTGGCTCATTTGCCCTACAACCTTTTCCATCTCCTCCTGGAGTTCTGGAATAGCGCTGTAATCGAAATCAATGTAGATCTTTTCTCCATACTGTGGAGCGAGCCATCTATTCAGCTCATCTCTGATTTTATTAAGCTCTGGAATAACAGCATTTTGATAGAGCGCCTTTTTAGCCTCTTTCATATTGTTGTAAGTAGTACTATCTGTATTGTTTAGCAACTGTACTGGTACATTATAGATATTACATAGATCTTTGATAGTAGCGTTATATTGCTCTATTAATGATAGATCAGATGCGTTTAATCCAAAGTTTACCCAGCTAAGTTTCTTAGGTGTAATAATTACATCCCCAGCATTTTCGCTGCCCTGGTATTGTTGGCGGAATTTATCCTTTAACTGTTTAGCCTGTACCTCATTTAGATCACCCTCATCACTCATTAGGATACCTCTAGCAGTTTGATTCTGTAGGTATTTAACGCCAGTAGTTAATGCCTGGTTATTTGCATCCATTACTCTAAGTCCAGCCTTGAGCGGTGACATTCCGTAAAGGTGTGATCCTGTGCCATCGTAATAAAGATTAGCATCTTTGATATGGCATATATCATCAGCTGCTATTCTATATGTACCATTATATTGCAGCGTGTACTCTTTAACTGGCTCCATGATTCCACCAGAGTTGATCTCTACTTTCTGAGAGGGTAATATATACAGCTCCTTGTATTTGGCTGTGGTGATCGAGGTATCTGGTCCAATACCATAGATGTATCGGTTTCCAGTAAGTTTTCCAAATGCGATTATTTCCTGGATCCAGGAGTTATAACTTTGTGCTGGATTAGGGCGATCTAGTAACTGATGTAGCTCAGTATCCTCTAATTCTACTAGCGCTCTCTTTTGTAACATCTTTGCCTGGAGTACTGTATTGGAGTTAAACTCGCCAGATGTTAATGCTTTATATCTTTTTAGATCATTGGATTTCTGTACCTCGTAAACTTGAAACGGAATGTTTGTAGCTGATTTGGTTATCAGATTTATGATAGAATAGATAGTAGCGTTATATCTATAACCTTTATCTATGTAGGTATCATCATTCTCTGGATTCCAAACTAAGGTATCACCTAAATAGTTGTAGATTGCCTTATTAAAATCTATATGAGTTTTATTTGCGCTTTTAGAAACAAGGTTTTTGAATCTATCTAAGAAACTAGCCATCCAATACGAATTATTTAATTATACAAAAATAGTAATTATATTACAAAGAAATC